TAGAAAAGTTCAAGAATGACAACTACAAGTATATACTTGGATTGTCCGCTTTAGCTTTCAGCGTTATGGCTATCAGGTGCGTTTATAAATCGTACATGGCAATTAAGCCATCTCAGGGTAATATTGTATCACCCGATGAGACTGAAGTCAAGAAAAGAGATACCGAGACCAACCCATATGTTGACGTGTATCGTAGACCCCTACCTATAGAAGGGAAAGGGAGAACGATGACACCTAGCGACATGAGTAATAGGATTAAATCCAATTTGCTCTATGGTAGCGTCAAGATGGGTGATAAGGTCATGAAGGTGAATGCTCTTATGGTACGAACAAATTATATGCTCATACCAAAACACTATTTTGCGTCCGGTAGTACTGTTATGACAGCACGTAGGAACAACCCAGACAGTTCTGGAGGGAACTATCGAGTTAGATTGGACTTGGATATGGCTAGACCTTTGCCTGATTCCGACCTCATGCTAGTGTATGTGGCGGAAGGCGGATCTTTCCATTCTTTAGTCGATCTACTTATCGATAAGATGCCTGTCACACACTGTTTCAATATGATTTATCGTCAATACGATGGAACATTCTTGAATGCGCGTGGATTGGCTAATCCCAACTTGAAGTGTAATACTGGGGAAGTGTTTAAGGGTATGGAGTACCATAACCTGAGCATGAACACATTCGGTGGTTTGTGTGGGGCTGTTTTATACAGCAATGGTCCCGGTTGTAATATTACCGGGATACACGTGGGAGGTGTAGAAGAAAAACCTATAGGTTGTTCCTCTATACCCCTTCGTCATGAGATTAAAAGTCTCATGGAAGAAATCCATCTTAAAATTAACACTGTTAAGATGGCTGATGATTCTGACTTCCCGACAAAGCAGTTTGGTAAGGAATTCTTGTTGAGTGATGAACTTCACCCAAAGAGTCCCATGAACTATCTGCCTAAGGGATCTACCATTAATTATCATGGGAGTTGTATTGGAAAGACAACTTCCCACAGCGACGCTAAAGTGACGCCTATCTCCGCTAAGGTGACAGAAATCACAGGCGTTGCCAATAAATGGCAAGGTCCCGAGATGAAACCAGAATGGAAGGGTTGGCAAGATTGCCTAGCGAATATGAGTATTCCTGGCATTTCTATGCCCTATAATCTTATCGAAAAGTGTGCTCAGGACTACATCGCACCTTTAAAGGAGCTGATGGAGGAGCATATATTTTGGAAGAGTATGAGGCCCCTTACCGATGAGGAAAATCTTCTTGGTATCCCTGGACAAAAGTTCATGGATGCTATCAAGAAAAACACCTCTATTGGTTACCCTTTAACAGGGTCCAAGATGAAACATCTCGAGGAGTTGGAAGCAACAGACAAATATCCTCACAATTTTAGGTTTTCAACCGAAATTATGGAGGAAATTAATAAAGCCGAAGAGAAGTACGCCGCAGGAAAAAGGGCTTACCCAATTGCTAAGGCGTGCAAGAAGGACGAGATACTTGGAAAGAAGAAGTGTAGGATTTTCTACGGAAATGCAATCCAATTGACTTGGTTGATCCGTAAATACTACCTCCCTCTTATCAGGTTTTTGCAAATGAACCCACTCGTTTCTGAATGTGCAGTTGGAATAAACTGTCATTCAGAAGAATGGGAACAATTGCATAAATTCGTTACAAAGTTTAAGAATCTCATTGGAGGAGATTACAAGAAGTACGATCAGAAACTTCCGGTACAGATTTTAATCTGCGCCTTTCGTATCTTGATTGAACTCGCGAAACTTTGTGACTACAGTGAGAAAGATATTACCATTATGGAATCTCTAGTCTCTGATGTAGTCTATGCATATATTGCATTCAACGGAGACCTCGTCAGTCTCACAAGTGGAACACATATTAGTGGCAATTCACTAACTGTGATTCTCAACGGCATTTGTGGCTCATTGAATCTACGAGCCGCATTTTACACGCACAATGACTGGTCTCTTAAATTTAGAGATTATGTAGCACTGTCAACATATGGTGATGATAACCAAGGTTCGACAGAAGGTTGTAAATTCAACATCAAATTGATTGCTGAGTTTCTAGACCAATATGGTCAGACCTATACTATGCCCAATAAGTCAGATGAGATATCTGAATATTTGGACCCCGAGGATTTTGAATTCCTTAAGAGGAAGTCAGTATATATCCCAGAGATTGGGATACATGTCGGGGCGCTACAGTCAGACTCCATATACAAATCGTTACACATGTTCTTGAGGGGCAAGAACTGTGAAAATTCGGTTGAAGAAGCGTGTGCTCTCAATGTCGATACGGCAGTAAGAGAGTTTTTCAATCATGGACGAGAAGTGTATGAAGAGCAAAGGGCCTTACTTAGGCGTATTGCTAAGGAATCAGGCATAGATTCCTTTTGTACCGAACTCCACATTCCATTCGATGAACGAGTGAATATGTGGAGGTATCGATACGATCCGGCATTTGCCGACCAGTCCTCGAACATGACTGAAAAAGGTTCACCCCGTATGACACATGGGGTCGCAGAGGCAGTTGAAGATGTCCCAGCAGTATTGGTTACCAACCAGGAAGAGTAAGTGATCTCACTCTTGGTTAGGCTTGCTGTTGGAGTCAAAATTCACAAAACGGCATGAGCTTTGAAGCGGGCTCATGACTGTACATAGTGCTTTACTTTTCATAATAATATAGATACATATAATTTAGATAATAGAAATTTCATAGATTTCATAGCACTGGGGCTCAATTTTGAGGAGCCCATCCAAATGGAAAAGCAAATGGGTATCGAGTATGATTCTAGTAGCCCACTTCATAAGGAACAAAATGTTGTTTTTAGTGATCAAATGACCGCATATAAGACAACAGTTGGTTCTGAGGTGGACATAACAAGGACACAACAAGATACACATGACGCAGAATTAGCTGATTTCTTTGCGAGACCAGTTAAAATTGCTGAGTATGAGTGGGCCATTGGTTCAACACTGTTTCAACAGTTTGATCCATGGTCTCTCTACCTAGACAATCCACGTGTTTCCAACCGTATAGCAAATTTTAACTTACTGAGATGCAAATTGCACCTTAAGTTTGTCATCAATGCCAACGGATTTATGTATTCACGTATACTGTCGTCATACTTGCCTTTCCATAATTGGGATGCTTTGACTGAATCGTCACCACTATTTAGTAATGACGTAGTCCAAGAATCCCAAATGCCGCACATTTTCTTAAATCCCACCACTTCAACTGGTGGTGAGATGGTTCTTCCCTTTGTGTGGCCAAGGAATAACATATATATCCCAACTTCAGAATGGGACAATATGGGAAGAATCACAATGCGCTCTCTAGCCACTTTGAAACACGCTAATGGTGCTACTGGTGTAGCCACTATAAGTGTATTTGCATGGGCAGAGGATATGTCACTGAATGTACTTACTTCAGTGGATCCTAGCACCATGACACCTCAGAGTGGAGAGGAAATAGACGAAGCCAACAAGAAAGGTATGGTTAGTGGTCCAGCGACAGCAGTAGCTAAAATAGCAAATGCTTTATCGGTAATACCACAAATTAGACCTTACGCAACAGCGACATCTGCTGCGGCCACTGCAATAGCAGGGGTAGCAAAGTCGCTAGGCTTCAGTCGTCCTCCTCAGACGAGAGACAATTGTCCAGTCAAACCTGTTGCCACATCAAGTTTAGCTCTAACTACTGTACCAGATACAGTGCAAAAGTTAACAGTTGATGACAAACAGGAGTTGTCAATAGATCCCCGAATAGCTGGTCTAAGTGGAGAGGATTCCCTCAACATAAAGAACATTGCTTGCAAGGAGTCATACTTGACATCTTTTGATTGGACAATAGGATCTGCTCCAGGCACCCTTCTTTGGAATGGGAGAGTAGATCCATGCACTTTTGCTTATGACGGCGTTAGCAAATTTCATTTTCCTGCATGTTGTGTTGCAGCCTTACCATTTAAATATTGGTCTGGCACCATGAACTTTAGATTTCAAATCATGAGTTCTGCTTACCACAAAGGAAGATTGAAAATATCGTATGACCCTAATTGGGTCGCTAACGAGGAGTTCAATACAATGTATACAAGAGTTGTCGATCTAGCATCTGAGACTGATTTCACTATATCAGTTTCAAATGGTCAAGATGTCACTCTTCTGGAACATCACCTACCAGGTGTTGATTCAGTTACACAATTGTACTCCACTACACGCTACGTCTCTAAGGAAGAGGGCAATGGTGTCTTAGCTGTTTCTATACTCAACGAACTCACTACACCCAACAGTACCGTGAACAATGATATAACAATCAACGTTTACGTTTCTATGGGTGATGACTTCGAGGTTTATGTTCCAACGGAACACTTTGCACATTTTGTGTATAGACCACAAATGGGCGAAGAAATAGTTATGACACCACAATCCGGACAAGAAGTTGTGCCTGATGGTTTTACTGGTGAGCAGGATGCTCCTGAACAGGAAAACAAATCATCAATAGGGCCAACTATGGACGGATTAGATAAGGTTGGTTTAGTATTCGTAGGAGAAAGTGTGAAATCATTTCGCCAATTACTTAAGCGATACAACTTACATACTTCTCTTGGAGTTATTAATACTGGTGACAGTAATATACTCCTCAATACGGCGTACTTTCCTTATCTACGAGGCAATGTTGCAGGTGCAATTGGCCAAACTCTTGCTTTGGCTCCATACAATTACTGCAATACTTTGTTGTTACATTTGTTAGTAAATTGTTACTCTGGGTGGAGAGGTTCAATACGAACCAAGATCATGCCCACAGGACATTACAGAACAGATGACAAAATAGTCTCTCTGCACGTTGAGAGAGATCTAATTGACTCAGGTGCCTACAATCAGTATCGACTTACCAGAACTACTGCTCCCGCTTACGCGTCAGACAGTATGGCTGGGTACGACACAATTGTTAGCACGTTTGGGACCCAAAAGACTTTTGGAGCCCGGGGTCAAACGTTTTCCATTGATAAAATCAATCCAACAGTTGAATTTGAAGTTCCTTATTACAGTAACTCTAGATTCGTACCAGGTAAAATAGAGAATTTTACTGGTCCCAGAGGATTTTCAGTACATGAAATGTCTGGGGTTGACTATTGGATTTGGATCAACGGAAACAATACAACAACATTTGATTTTAGGTATGCAATTGGTGAAGATTTCACAACGTACTTTTGGACTGGATGTCCACCTATGTACTATGAGAGTTCTCCGCCAACTCCATCGCCTTAAATCAGTGCCTCATTAGGAGTAAACCTTAAATCCGGTGAAGGCTTGCCGGTACATCGACAGATTAGCCACTACAAAGTATGTTAAGTCATAGCATCGTTCTTCTTGGAAGCAACGGATTCTCTTTTCCGCAAGGGATTGTGCACCTAGTCAGTGTACAGTTAAGAGGACAGATTGCTCTCAAGAACCGGTTATCCTTGGGTAAGGTAACTAGGATCATGATATGCATACTATAAAAGAAATGACATAGAAATATGTCTAAACTCCTATGTGACCTAGGGGGGTTCCGTTACATACCGGAATTGGGTTTCAGCCTTACAAATCGTGTCTTCAAAGATGTATTTTTAAGAGTCGTTAGCAACACCAATTCCGGTGTATGTTAGCGATTCTGTTTTTAACATTTAAGGAGTCACAGTTTTAAATTAGCTGGACCTATGCTCATAAGAGCACGCGACAAGGATGGTTACAATTTTTGCTCCCTTGTCCACAGCGGGA